CGTATCAAGGGGGATGACACTCCCATCGAACCGGGGGAATGGAAAGATGTTGACGTACCATCAGGTAGTATACGCGACAACATCATGCCGCTACCTTACAAAGAACCTAGCCAGACTCTCCTTGCTTTGTTGAACCAGATTACGACTGAAGGTCGTAGATTGGGCGCTATTTCTGACATGAATATTTCTGATATGTCAGCCAATGCTCCTGTGGGTACTACGCTGGCGCTACTAGAGCGTACGTTAAAGCCGATGGCAGCAGTACAAGCACGGGTCCATTACACCATGAAGCAGGAGTTTAAACTCCTTAAAGCTATCATGTCAGAGCACGCACCCGAGGATTATGATTATATTCCTATGCGGGGCGAAGTAAGCGCACGGCAGTTAGATTATATGATGGTGGACGTAATCCCCGTCAGTGACCCTAATAGTTCTACAATGGCGCAGCGTGTCGTACAGTATCAAGCTGTACTCCAGATGGCTCAGCAAGCGCCTCAGATATATGACCTACCACAACTACATCGTCAGATGATTGAGGTGTTAGGTGTGAAGAACGCAGACAAACTTGTTCCCACAAGAGAAGATTCCAAGCCCGCCGATCCCGTCAGCGAGAACATGGATGCTCTGGTTGGTAAGCCGATACGAGCGTTTATCTACCAAGACCATCAGGCTCACATTGCGACTCATACGTCGTTTATGCAGGACCCACCGGTTGCTCAGATGGTCGGACAGAACCCACAAGCACAGCAGATTATGGCGTCGTTACAAGCGCATATTGCAGAGCACCTTGGGTTCCAGTACCGCCAGCAGATCGAGGAGAAGTTGGGAGCACCGCTACCACCTCCGGGGAAACAACTACCAGAACAGATCGAAGTAGATTTGTCACGTCTGGTAGCAGAAGCAGGTGCTCAAGTTATGCAGGGGCATCAGCAAGAAGCCGCGCAGAAACAAGCGGAACAACAGCAACAAGACCCGGTCTTCCAACAGAAGCAGGCAGAGCTACAACTCAAAGGTCAAGAAGTCCAACGCAAGACAGCAAAAGATCAGCAAGAAGCGCAGATCAAACAGGCAGACTTGCAGCGTAAATCGCAGAAAGATCAAGTCGATGCGATCTTCGATGCGGAGAAGTTAAAGCTGGATAAACAGGAATTAGAACTAGACGCTAAGAAAGAAGGCGTTCGCGTGGCGGCAAGTCGTCGCCAAGAAAACAACAAGCTCGATTTAGAGCTTGCGAAGATGATGGCTGACAAGCCTAAACGAGGGAAATAATGGCTAAAACCGTCTTTGACGTGCTAGTAGATAAACTCGACGAAGATATATCGTCTGCAACTCAATTTCTTTCTGGGGGGTCCGCTAAAGACTTCGCAGGTTATAAGGAAATTGTTGGCCTAATTCGGGGTCTCGAAGCCAGCAAGCGACACATTGAGGACCTCTCGCGTAACTATATGGAAGAAGATGATGACTAATACTCAGACTATTGAAGTACCTGATGCAGTAAAAGCGAAGATGGCGGCAGAGGCAGAGGCAGCGGAAGCTGCCTCTGTTAAGGCTAATACCAAACGTGAAGTTAGTGACGAGGAATGGGAAGCACAAATGCCCAAACCTTCTGGCTATCGTTTGTTAATAGCTTTACCCGATGTCGAAGAATATTATCACGACAGTACCCTCTTTAAAACAACTGACCAGATGCACAAAGAGTACATCATGTCGATTATGGGTATTGTTATAGATATGGGCGCAGATGCCTATTCAGACAAAGATCGTTTCCCCGAAGGCCCTTGGTGTAAAGAGGGTGACTATGTGATGTTTCGTATGAACACAGGCACACGGTTTAGGGTTAACGGAAAAGAATTCAGATTGATGAACGACGATTCTGTGGAAGCTGTAATTCCCGATCCTCGTGGCATCATGGCTGTATAGGAGATAAATTATGCCTTTTCAAAAAGTAGAATACGAGTTTCCTGATGAGGAAACAAAAGAAAAACAAGAAATTGAAGTGGAGGGTTCCAGTGCTATCGAAGTGGAGGGTTCCAGTGCTATCGAAGTGGACATTGGAGGTAAGAAAGCTGAGCCTGTCGTTGAAAGTGAAGTGGATACTGATGACGACGAATATGAGATTGAAGTGGTTGATGATACGCCCAAGGCTGATCGCAACCGTAAACCTTCTCATCCCCCAGAAGACATTACTGATGACGAGTTGGAAGAATATTCAGAAAAAGTGCGTAAACGGATACAGCATTTTAGCAAAGGCTATCACGACGAACGCCGTGCTAAAGAAGTGGCTTTCCGTGAACGTGAAGAGTTGGAGAGATTATCTCAACAACTTGTGGAAGAGAATAAGAAACTCAAATCCAACGTAAACAAAAATCAGACAGTATTACTTGAGCAAGCTAAGCGTAGCGCAGTAACTGACTTAGAATCTGCTAAAAAGCAGTATAAGGATGCGTATGAAGTTGGGGACTCAGATGGTGTCCTTGCTGCACAAGAAAGCCTAACAAATGCCAAGATTAAGGCCGATAGGCTAAATAATTTCAAGTTACCAGCTTTACAAGAGGATGAAACTAATGTAAAAATGGAATCTGAAACCACCCTACCGCCAGTGGAGGTTGATAAACGAGCACTAGCGTGGCAAGACGCTAACGGCTGGTTCCACCAAGACGTAGAGATGACAGGTTACGCGCTGGGGTTGCATAATAAACTTGTCAATGAGGGTGTAAACCCTCAAAGTGATGCCTACTACGAGAAGATTGACTCTCGTATGCGACAGTTATTCCCCGAAAACTTCGAGGGGGAGGAAGTAGATAAGCCGAAGAAGCAGTCAAATGTGGTTGCACCCGCTACGCGGAGCACTTCGCCTAAAAAATGGAGGTTAACGCAAACACAGCACCGGCTTTCTAAACGCTTGGGACTTACTCCCGAACAATACGCCAAACAGGTTGCAATAGATATGAGGAAACAATAATGGCTACGAATAGAATTGACCGTGAACTAGAAACACAAGAAAAAACGACCCGCAAAAAGGCTTGGGCGCGTCCCGAGGTGTTACCATCTCCAAATCCCGAGCCGGGTTACGAATTTCATTGGGTTCGTGTAAGTACGCAAGGGCAAGTTGACGCCACTAACGTATCCTCAAAAATAAGAGAAGGTTGGGAGCCTGTAAAGGCAGTAGATCACCCAGAAATCACATTGGTTGTCATTGAAAACGAACGGTTCAAAGACAACGTGGTGATTGGTGGGTTGATGCTTTGTAAAGCTCCAGCGGAATTAGTCGAAGAGAGGTCTGCACATTACCAACAGCAGACAAACTCCCAGATGCACTCCGTAGACAACGATCTCATGAGAGAAAGTGATCCTCGTATGCCCTTGTTTACTGATAGGAAGACGAAGGTCACTTTCGGAAACGGAACTTAAATTAGGAGCTTAACATGGCTTACCCAACTGTAAGTGGCCCTTCAGGGCTAGTTCCGGTTAAACTTGTAAGCGGCGTACCTTTCGTGGGCGTAACTCGTCAATATAGCATTGCGAGTGCATATGACACGAACATCTTTAGTGGTGACGCTGTACAACTTTTAACCGGAGGCACCATATCCCGTGATACTGCTGATGCAGCAATGACGCCTATTGGTGTATTTCTTGGTTGTACTTATACTGATCCCTCACTGGGCTATCAGTTGTTCAACCAATATTACCCAGCAGACACCGTTGCATCTGACATCATGGCTTACGTCGCTGATGGCACTGATGTGTTGTTTAAAGTTGCTGTACTTTCATCCGCTGCTGGCGCTACGCCAGTAATTGGCGATCTAGCGATCACCGATTTGGGTGCAAACGTAGCAATGATCAACAACGCTGGTGATACTGCTACTGGAAATTCACGATGTGGTATTTCCGACTCGACCGCTACGACGAACACTTTACCTTTGCGTATTGTGGAACTTGTAGAGGAAACTAAAAACTCATCCGGTGGGTTCACTGAGGCACTCGTTAAATGGAACGCAGGGCATCAAATGAACAACCTCACTGGCGTCTAGGAGGGATAACTAATGGCTATTTCACGCGCCCAGCTCCTTAAAGAGCTACTTCCCGGTCTAAACGCACTGTTTGGGTTGGAATATGCAAAATATGGCGAAGAGCACGCCCAAATTTTTGAAACAGAATCCTCAGATCGCTCGTTTGAGGAAGAAACTAAGCTATCCGGTTTCTCAGCAGCACCTGTCAAGGACGAAGGCTCAGCCATCGAATATGACAATGCTCAAGAAGCATGGAGTGCACGTTACGTGCATCAGACGCTTGCAATGGGCTTCTCAATTACTGAGGAAGCTATTGAAGATAACTTGTACGACTCACTGTCTGCTCGTTATACAAAGGCCCTAGCTCGTGCAATGGCGTACACTAAGCAAGTTAAAGCTGCGTCTATTTTGAACAATGGATTTGCTGCTGCCACCACTTACGGTGACGGACAGACATTGCTCTCAACAGCGCATCCACTTGTTTCTGGTGGCACCAACTCGAACCGCCCAACTGTTGCGGCAGACCTTAATGAGACTTCTCTTGAAGCCGCCGTTATTGGTATTAGCCAGTGGACAGATGAGCGAGGATTGTTGATCGCTGCTCAGCCACGGAAACTAATCATTCCACCAGCATTGCAATTCGTTGCAACTCGTCTGTTGGACACTGATGGTCGTGTAGGTACTGCGGATAACGATATTAACGCTCTCCGCAACAACGGTTCTATCCCTGAAGGATATGCCGTTAACCATTACCTCACAGACACCAATGCTTGGTTCGTGATGACTGATGTGCCGAACGGCCTGAAGCACTTTGTTCGTACTCCAATGTCTACATCTATGGATGCAGATTTTGACACGGGCAATTCGCGCTATAAGGCTCGTGAGCGTTATTCCTTCGGGGTTTCTGACCCACTAGGAATTTACGGATCACCCGGTGCGTAATTAGTGTGGGGGGCAACTATTGCCCCCCCATTATTTGTTGTGCTATAAGATACCAATCCCTGACAGTTACGTGGTGTAACTGACTAACCCAAGACAGGAGATTAACATGGGTACTACTACATTTTCTGGTCCTATCCGGGCTGGCAACATTCGCAACACTAACGGCACCACAGTAGGTACTGACGTAGCAAACGTCGGCTACGTTGTAATGTGCCAATCCTATACAGCCGATCTATCTGGCGGCGCACTTGCTGCGGTTGTGACCGATATGGTTATTCCCGCTAATTCTAAAATCGTTAACATTATTGTTGATCTGGCTGTTGCAGCTAACACTTCTACTAACATTAGTGTTGGTGATACTGTTGGCGGTGCTACTACATACATTAATGCTCTCGCTTCAGGAACAACCGTAGGCATCAAAGCTCTTGGCGCTTCTGGTGGTGGAACCCTTACTTGGGGCAACACAGGAACTTCTGACGAGCGTTTAACTGTTACTTCTTCCGCAAGCACTAGCGCGGGTAGTGCAGTAATTACTGTAATGTATGCACAGGCGTTTAACACTGCAATTCAACCGTAATAGAGAGGTGATAACATGGCTGCTAATTTAGTACGCGCATTTAACTTCTCGCAGGGTGACACTGCGGCTCTCGTTGGTCCAAACCGTACTCGTATACTAGGGGTATTGGTTAACGCCGCTGCCGCATGTACGTTTCAATTACGTAATGGCACCGCTAGTGGGGACATACTTTTGGACCTCACATTACCTGTAGGCTGGAACGAGGTTTATATACCCGCAGATGGTATATTAGCGCGTGAAGGTTGTTTTGTTGCCGCACTTACTGGTTCTGGTAACAAAATTACTCTACTGCTGGAGTAGGTTATGTGGTCTTACTATAAAAGCTGATGCCTGCAAAATCTAAGAAACAACAGAAATTTATGGCAGCAGTAGCAAACAACCCTAAATTCGCTAAGAAGGTGGGGGTGTCTCAAACTGTAGGAGAAGAGTTTATGAAATCTAAAAGATATAACAGGGGTGGTATGATGGCCCCAGCACCTGAGTCAGGTCCTAGAAAGAAAATGAAAAGGCCCGGACAACCCGTGCCGTACGACGATAGTGGTGGTCCGAAAGGCCCAATGCCAGCCCCTTTAGGTGGCCCTAAAGGTTCTGTAATAGTTGATCCCGCTAAGAAGAAAAAGCGTGCTCCTATGCAAATGGGTCAAGGCAGTGGCGGCGCAATGCCCATGATGAAGAAGGGCGGTAAGGTTCGTGGTTGTGGTATGGCTAAGCAAGGCGTCCGTAAAGCCAAAATGGTAACAATGAAGGGCGCGTAATGCGTAACTGCTGGGGCAACCTGCGGGTAAGCTGCGTAGAGTATCCCCAGCCAAACGTAAGGGGAAAAATTAATGGAGATTTTTCAGAACGGTAGGTTTTCGTCAGGAGGACCAGTCTATCAAATTGGTGTAAAACAATCTGATGGTACGTACGATATTAAAGTCTACGATATAATGACCAAAGAACAAGCCGAAGCCAGACTCAAATCTATGGGTGTAAAACCTGCACCTGCCAAGAAATCTAAGAAAGCAGCAGCTCCTAAAGTCCCTAATTACTCAAACATGTCTAAAATACAACTTGAGAAACTTATGCGTAAGTATAATATCGAGTTGGACCGCCGTAAGAGTAAAGCAGTTCTTCTAAAAGAAGTTGACGCATTCTTCTCAGGAGAATGGGCAATCTCATGACAACATCAGGTACCACTACATTCAATATGGACTTCACGGAGATCGCTGAAGAAGCGTGGGAACGTGCAGGCCGAGAACTACGTTCTGGGTATGACCTTCGTACTGCTCGTCGGTCTATGAACTTGATGACTATTGAGTGGCAGAACCGTGGCATTAATATGTGGACAATAGAGCAAGGCTCTCTTGACCTCGCACAAGGGCAGTCAACGTACGCCTTACCCAACGATACTATTGACTTGATGGAGCATCAAATACGTACAGGTGCGGGTAGCACTTCGTTACAGTCCGATCTTACTATAAGTCGTATTAGTGTAAGCACTTACGCATCTATCCCTAACAAGTTAACACAAGGTAGACCAGTACAAATTTTTATCCACAGGAATAGTGGACAAACTTACCCTATAGGAATCACACTAGCAGCTACAGCGTCGAGTACAGATACTACTATTACTTTAAGCGGTGTCTCTGACTTACCGCCCGCAGGTTTTGTTAAGATTGAAGATGAAATAATAAACTACAGCAGTATTGATGATAATGTGTTGCAAAACTGTTTTAGAGGACAGCAAGGCACAACAGCCGCTGCACATACAGTGGGAGGGAATGCTATCCCTGTATATTGGGAGCAAGTCCCTGCGGCTACTGTATGGCCTATTCCTGATGGTACGCAAAGCTATCAACTTGTATATTGGCGTATGCGCCGAATAGAAGACGCGGGTAGTGGTGTGCAGACCGCAGATATGAATTTTAGGTTCTTCCCCTGTATGGTTGCAGGGTTAGCATATTATATTGCTATGAAAGACCCAGAACTTATAGAGCGTGTAGGTATGCTAAAACAGATTTATGACGAACAATTTGCCCTAGCTGCGCAAGAAGATCGTGAAAAAACTTCTGCGCGTTTTGTGCCTAAAATAGGCAGAATATAGTATGGGAGATAGGTTTGCATCTGCTAAGAAAGCTATCGCCCTGTGCGATGTTTGTGGGTTTCAATACAAACTTAAAGAGTTGCGTAACCTTGTGGTTAAAGGGCGTGACACGGACATTAAAGCATGTCCTGAGTGTTGGAACCCAGATCAACCACAAAATAAATTAGGTGAATATCCTGTAGATGATCCGCAGGCTATACGAGACCCTAGGATAGATACAAGTATTGGTGAAGCTGGGCCATACAGTAGTAGAGACATCCAATGGGGATGGAATCCAGTAGGCGGAGGATATGATCCGTATGGGCTTACCCCTGATTCGTTAGTTGGTACTGGCTATTTGGGGCAAGTTATCGTAAACATTACGTAGGAGTAGTAAAATGAATGTTTTTGGAATGAAAAAAGTCAAGGTTATAAAGGATAAAGGTGTTAAACCTTATGGGGCAAAACCAAGCATGAAGGATGTTAAAACTACGGGGGTAAAAATCCGTGGTGTAGGCGCGGCTACAAAGGGAACTATGGCTCGTGGGCCAATGGGGTAAACTATGAACTATAGCGAGTTAAAAACAAATATTGAGAACATCACTGAAAACTCTTTCACTGATGACGAACTCGCTATGTTTACTGAACAAGCTGAACAAAAGATATATAACACGGTTCAAATTCCTGCCCTGCGTAGAAACGTAACAGGCACACTTAGTTCAGGAAACAAATACCTTGGTGCGCCTACAGATTTCCTGTGGAGCTATTCACTAGCGGTTGTTGATAGTGCTGGAGACTACCATTACTTACTCAATAAAGATGTAAATTTTGTTAGGGAAGCATATCCTAGTGCTTCGTCACAAGGATTACCGAAACATTACGCATATTTTGATGATGATTCGTTTCTCTTAGGGCCTACCCCTGACGGCGCTTATACAATGGAATTGCATTATGGGTATTACCCTGAGTCGATTGTTACAGCGGCTACTACATGGTTAGGTGATGAGTTTGATTCAGCGCTGCTTAATGGAGCACTAATTGAGGCTATTCGCTTTATGAAAGGCGAACCTGATTTAGTACAATTTTATGAGCGTTTATATGTTCAATCGCTGAAACTGCTGAAAACTCTGGGTGATGGTAAACTTCGTGAAGATACATATCGCTCTGGGCAGTTTAGAATGAAAGTAGAATAGGAGATAAAAAATGGCAATATCGCAAGCAATGGTAACTTCATTCAAGAAAGCACTTCTTGATGGAGAAATGGACTTTAGTTCCGACACGTCTCAGACGTTTAAGATCGCACTGTTTACCTCATCGGCAACACTGGGTGCAACTACTACCGCGTTTAGTGCAACAAATGAAGTATCGGGTGCGGGTTATACATCAGGTGGTAACACGTTAACCGTTGTTGCTCCAACGACGTCTGGTACTACTGCGTTCCTAGATTTTAGCGATACTACATGGTCTACAGCAACAATTACGGCACGTGGAGCATTAATATATAAGTCTGGTGGTGGTGATCCCGCCGTGGCGGTTCTTGATTTTGGTGCAGATAAGACATCTACAGCAGGTGATTTTACCATCCAATTCCCAACTGCGGACGCATCCAACGCCATCATACGAATAGCGTGATGACTGATGGCTGATGTACTTGTAACCTATGGAGGTTGGTCCGCTGGTGGGTGGGGCAGTACCGCGTGGGGTACCGATGTACAGATGCCGTCAGCGACAGGTGCGGTTGGTACTGTATCTGTTAGTGGTGCCGCTACGGTCCAACCCGCTGGGCTTGAAGCTACAACAGCAGTAGGTACAGTTAGTGTTGTTGCGGAAGCAAATATCTTCCCAACAGGGGTTGCAGCCACAGGAGCATTAGGCACCGTAGTTGTTGATGCGGCAGCTAATGTAGCTGTTACAGGTGTTTTAAGCACGTCTGCGTTAGGTAGCGTGACTGTTAGTGCAGGGGCTGTAGTTCAACCCTCTGGACTAGAGGCAACAACAGGGCTAGGAACAGTAGCAGTTTCCGCAGATGCTAACGTAGCAGTAACTGGTAATGTAGGAACAAGTGCACTTGGCAGTGTAACTGTAAGCGCAGGAGCAATTGTCTCCCCCGCAGGTTTATCCGCTACAGGCGGTTTAGGTTCAGTAACTGTTGTTGCCGAAGCAAATATCTACCCCGTCGGGGTAAGCGCTACAAGTGCTTTAGGCACAGTCTCCACGACAGGAGACGCAAACGTCGCAGCATCTGGGCTTGCGGTCACAGGTTCTATCGGAACTGTCTCTGTAAGTTTAGGTATTGTAGGAAATGTAACAGGAGTCTACGGACAAACACAACTCGGTAGTGTAATAGTTGCAGTTAACTCAGATGTAGCTGTAACAGGTGTAAATGCAGCAGGCGTGGTAGGTACAATACCTGTTTGGGGAGACATAAATGACAATCAAAACCCCAATTGGCAAAATATTGCTGGCGCACAAGCACCAACTTGGGGTAATGTTTCAACAGGACAGACTCCTAATTGGCAAGATATAGCCGCGTGAGGATTAAAAGATGACAACACAGTACACTTCGACACTTAAACTAGCCCTTCCTGTCCAAGGGGAACTCAGTGGTACATGGGGGGATGTTGTAAACGACAATATCACTTCTATGATTGAGCAGGCCATTGTCGGGCGTGCAGTCATTGACACGTGGTCAAGTAATTCCCATGTGTTAACTACCGCTGATGGCACAACCTCTGAATCGCGTTGTGCGATGCTAGAGTTCACGGATACGGGTACAAATTTGACTGGGGCGGCGACTGTCGTATGCCCTACAGTCGCTAAAATTTATATTGCTAAGAATGCTTCAGGGCAAGCCGCTACGCTTAAAACATCTGGTGGTTCGGGAATAGCTGTTCCTAATGGCAAAACAATGCTTCTTTTTTGTGATGGTACTAACGTCTTAGAAGGCGTTACAAACGTAGCATCGCTATCAGTTGGTGGGTACACAGTTTCCCTTGCAGGAGCTTTGACTACCGCAGCGGCGTTTACAACGGCTGGAGCGAATGCACTCACGTTAACAACTACAGGTGCAACTAACGTCACTTTACCTACAACAGGCACACTAGCTACGCTTGCGGGTACAGAGACGTTTACTAACAAGACCCTTACAGGCCCTACGATCTCGTCACCAACATTAACGGGTTCTATTTCAGCGACTGATTTGACTATTTCTGGTAATACCACGATTGGTAATGCTGCGGCTGACACGTTGACTGTTAACAGCACAATCACGTCAAATCTTATTTTTACCGATAATACTTACGATATAGGCGCATCGGGCGCTACACGCCCACGTAATATCTTCTTATCAGGTGATGCTACAGTTGGTGGGGATATTACCCTAGCTGGGGGAATAGACGTTACTGGCGCATTTGGTGTCGATGGTAACTTTGATGTAAACACTAATAAGTTTAACGTCACCGCAGCAACAGGTAATACAACTATCGCAGGTACATTAGGTGTCACTGGAGCAATTACTGCAACAGGCAATCTAAATGTAGATACGATTAGCGAAATTACAGCCGCTGGTGGTGTGACGATTGATGGCGTTTTGCTTAAAGATGGTGTCTTAACGGGAGCTTCTCTTGACATCTCAGGTGACATCGACGTAGATGGAACGACCAACCTAGACATTTTAGACGTAGACGGGGCTGTTAACTTTGCCGCAGACGTAACCTTTGCAGACGGTGCAGACATCATCACGGCTTCAGCAGGGACAAGTAACTTCAGAGCAGGTGTCAACGCAGGTAACAGCATTACCTCTGGCGGCAATTACAACGTGGTCGTGGGTGATGGGGCTGGTACGGCTATCACTACTGGGGATAGCAGTGTTTTTGTTGGTTATGCGGCAGGAGATGCAATTAACACTGGTTTTGAGAACGTCGCTGTAGGGATGGCGGCACTTTCATCTGACACAAAAGGTCAAGACACTGTTGCCATTGGACATCAAGCATTGTATACACAAAACTTTACTTCTGCTACATCAAGTTACAACGTAGCTGTTGGTAAAAATGCGGGTCTATCAGTAACCACAGGCGTTCAAAATACCCTCGTCGGTGGTCTTGCAGGAGACGCTATTACCACAGGTCAAGCAAACACAGCCCTTGGTTATAGTGCATTAGGGGCGACTACTACTCCGAATGCGAATGTAGCAGTTGGTTATAATACTTTAGTAGTTAATACAACTGGAAGTTCAAACACAGCATTAGGTACTAATGCGTTAGCCGCAAACACTACAGCTTCTAACAACACATCAGTTGGTTATGATGCTTTAGCCACAAACAGCACTGGCTCTGAAAACGTAGCATCAGGAATGTATGCTTTAGCCACAAACAGCACGGGTGCTAGTAACGTAGCAATGGGCTACAACTCTCTAGGGGCAAACACCACCGCAGCTAACAACACCGCGATGGGTTTTAGGGCTTTGGAAGCCAACACCACAGGCACACGAAACATAGCCATTGGTTCAAATGCTCTTGATGCTAATACAACTGGAAATTTTAATGTAGCCGCTGGGTATAATGCTTCAGGTGCTAACACCACAGCTTCTTACAACAATGCTTTTGGTGATCATGCTTTAGCAGGTAATACCACAGGTGCAGAAAATACAGCGATGGGTTACAACGCTTTAGGAGCAAACACGACAGCTTCTTATAATACAGCCTTTGGGTCTGTTGCTTTAGATGCTACTACTACAGGAGCTTATAATAGTGCCGTTGGTGCTTCTGCTTTAACAGCAAACACCACAGCTTCTTACAACACAGCAGTTGGTTATTCAGCTTTAGTCGCAAACACCACTGGTGCTAGTAATACAGGTCTTGGTTATGGGACTTTGTACGACAATACTACAGGCGCAAATAACGTAGCCGTTGGTTATTTAGCTCTTGAAAATAACACCACTGCCGCTAACAATGTAGCTGTTGGTTATAGTGCTTTAGGAGCAAACACCACAGGTGATAATAATACGTCAGTAGGTTCTACGGCTTTAGATGCAAACACGACAGGTGCAGCAAATACAGCAATGGGTAGAGATGCTCTAGGGGCAAACACAACTGGTGGTAGTAATACTGCTATGGGAGTTGCAGCACTAGAAGCAAACACTACAGCAGAGGAGAATACAGCAGTTGGTAAAGAGGCTTTAAAAGCAAACACTACAGGTTATTATAATACTGCCATAGGAAAAGATGCACTAGCAGCTAATACAACAGCATCTAGCAATACGGCAGTTGGTAGGGATGCTTTAACAGCCAACACAACAGGTGATACAAATACGGCTGTTGGTAAAGAATCAATGTTAGCCAACACCACTGGTACAGAAAATACAGCAATAGGTGGTTTAGCTTTAGCAGCTAATACAACTGCAAGTTATAATGTTGCTGTTGGTATGAACGCTCTTGATGCAAATACAACTGGCGCACAAAATAATGCGTTGGGTAATGGAGCCTTAGGAGCCAACACAACAGCAAGTAACAATACGGCTATGGGTTCTGGAGCAATGGCAGCAAATACCACAGGGGCTAGTAATGCTGCTTTTGGTAGGGCTGCTTTAAATGCTAATACCACAGCATCTAACAACACAGCAGTTGGTTACTATGCTTTAGTGGCAAACACCACAGGCCCAGGAAATGCGGCAGTGGGTGCTTATGCTTTAGATGCTAATACAACAGGAGCCTACA